AGGAGCCGCCGAACGGGCGCAGAAGGCCGGCGCCGAGCTGGCGGACCGGCAGGAGGCCCGGCTGTACCAGATGTCCGGCGCTCTGGACAAGGTGCTGGAGAAGGCCCACATTGGCCGCATCCGCAAGCTGGAGGGAACGGACAGGTACGAAGTGAGCTTGCGGGAGGGCGCTGTAGTGAACGGCGTGGAGATGGAGGAAGACAGGACCGTGGAGATGAGCGAGGAGCAGACGGATGCTCTTGTTCAAGTAGTGCTGCAAGGAGCCTATCTGAATGGGGTTCGCATGATGCAGGATGCCGTGCTTGGGAATGCCGTCGTTTCAGAAGCCGGGAAGATGGATTTTATTGAGACGCTGGATATGCTTTCCGAGGAAGCGCCTGCGGAGTACCGAAGAGCGGCGGCCGAAACCGGAGGGATGACCGTTCCCGGGTTCATGGATGTAGCCGCCCGTGCCCAAGCACGGATTGACGCGATTGTCCGGGAAGAGGGCGTGTCCCTCCAGGAGGCCAGAAGCAGGACGGATGCCGAAGTGATGGGGAAAGTACAGCTTGGTTCTATTGCCGATTTGGCGGCGGCTTTTGAGAGGCGTCTTGAGCAGGGGGTGCGTTCCGGTGAGATAACGAGGGAAAGGTCCGAGGAGATCAGGAGCGGCACGACGGCGGCCAGCGCCGCCCACCGGTTCACGATGGCGGCCGACCCGGGAAGTTCCCTGCTGCTTTACGCCGGAGGCCATGCCCGGACGGCCAACGTGATGGAGGATGTGCAGGAGTCCGCCCTGGTCCATTACATGAACCTGACCGGGAAGGACTGGCAGGATTTGTGGGAGCATTTGCAGGCGGCGGACGCCGTGCTGGGAAGGTATGGCGTGAGTCTGGGGACGTATGAAGGTCCTGCACATGATGCCTCGGACGTGGTGGAGAGTTTTTCCAGCCTGTCCCTGTCTTCCTCTCTGGCGGATATTGAGAACCTGCCCGTGCCCCAGTGGGTGAAGGACACCGCAGAGTTCGCTCTGAAAAATCTGGAGGATTCCGCCCGCATCATGCGCGTTGGAGAACAATGGAATGAGTTTGCAGCTACAGACGAGGGAAAGAAGTTCATGGAAGAACATGGAGGTTTGGCAGACGCTCTAAAAGCTGTGGGCGTGAGTACGGAGAGCGTTTTCCGCCAGGCGCGGATGGATGCCGCGCAGGGGCTGGATGTGGAGATGGTGCACGCGGACCTTGCTTCCCGGAGGACACCGGGAGATTCCACGATGACGCTGGGCGAGCTGGAGGCGCTGGAAGAGTCCATGGCGCAGATGGATGCCGCGGAGGATGTGGAAGAGACCGCGCAAGAAGAGACGGGAACGGATCCCGTGACTGGTATTACCGGGAATCCGGCCTCCCCCGCTCCGCTGGTGGAGGATGCCGGCGGCGCCCTGGAAGGGGTGGGAGAAGAGGCCGAACACGATGAAGAGGCTGGCGCGGGGTTCCGCGACCATGCGTTTGTGCGGGTGGCGCCGGATTGCGTGTTTGCCCAGGTGCGGGTGGATTCCCTGGTCCTGGCTCCGGACGTGGAGCAGTTCAAGCAGGGGGATCATAATGAGCACGGAGCCGTGAAGGGGCGCGAGCTCCAGGGACGGTTCCGGGAAGATGCACAGCCCATTTCCGTCTGGCGGCGCAGGGATGGAGCCCTGCATGTGATTACCGGACGGCACCGGTTTGATTTGGCCGCACGCGACGGGGTTGAGTTTATTCCGGCTTACGTGTATCAGGAAGATGAGACGCATGACGCCACCTGGGCGAAGATGCACGACGTCGGCCAGAATATGCTGGACGGACAGGCGTCCGCGCTGGAAGTGGCCTTTTTTGTCAGGAATTCCGGAATGAGCCGGGAGGAGATGGAGGCGCAGGGGTATTTGCGCCCCGGGTCGGCGAATGTGATGGGCTGGGATATTGCCACCCTCGCCGGGGAAGAAGTGTTTACCCGCCTGAAAAACGGGGTGATTACGGATAACGAAGCATGGAAGGTATGCCACTTGTCCGGAACGGAGGCGGGGCAGATGCTTGCCCTGCAGTTGCGCGAGAAGGGGAAGCCGTGGGATTACGTGGCAGCCTATGTGAAGGAGGCTGACCGGGTGGCTGCGGAGAAGTCCCGGGAGGGTGAGGCGTTTGATTTGTTCGGCAACGATACGTCCTGGCAGGAGGATTGCGAGAAGGTGGCCCGCTTTACGGCCCGGGGGATTGCCCTGATTGCCGAACGCCTGTCCCTCCTGAAGAAGTCCAGGGGCATCAGCCGGCGGAAGGATTTGGCGGGCAGGATGGGCATCCGCCTGGAGACGGACGCAGATTTGAATGCGGCCATTCATGATTTGGAAAGAGCCAAGGGGGCGTGGCAATCCCATGACCCGGCGCTGCGCCTTCATGACCGCGCCCTTGCCTGGGACGGCACGAGTGAAGTGAATCCGTTCGAGCATGTGCCCGTTTCCGGGGCGACTTTTTCCGTGGTTGCCATGGACAGTTCCAGATCTGTCCTGGCGCCGGAGACGTTCGTCACCCGGGAAGACGGAAGTCCTGATTGGTTTGTGATTCCGCGTCGTAAGGGGCAGCCCGCCATGCCGGTGCGGCTGCTGGTGGGTTCCGATGTTGGGGAACATCGCGGCTATGGTCTGACCCACATTCTGGCTTCCCGCGGGTTTTCCTTCTGGCAAGACCGCTCCCCGGAACGCTATATCAGTTCCATTCTGGCGAATGTGAGCGAGCTTTACGAGGTGGCGCCCGGACGTGAGCTGCTGGTCAGGGGAAGGCAGCCTTCTTCCTGGATGCTGCTGCAATTGGACCGGAAGGACGGGTTTTATTCCATTGTCTCGGCTTATCCAGTGCGGCAGGGCAAGAAGCCACTGGGAAAGAAGCTCCCCCTTGCAGAGCGACAACCTGCAAACGCGAATAGCGGCACCGCGCGCCTAGGTCCAGGATCGGCAAGCAAGGCCGCTCTGCCGTCCCAATCCGCTGGCGGGGGAGATGGTTTTTCCTTACCACAAGGGGCGCGTGTTGTCAACGTGAATGAAGTGGAATGCCGGTTTGACGACGGCGCCATTGTTCCGGCAACGTTTTCCATCAACACTAAAGCACTTGACCTGGAGTATTTAGAAGCCGTCGAGAAGAACGATATGGAAAAAGCCCAGCGCATGGTGAATGAGTTTGCCAAGGCAAAGGGGTATGTCGTAGATGATAGCTGGAAAATGGACCACAGGGCGCCGAGCAAATCCGGCGATACTCCGCAAGAACGGCAGAAGAATGGGGAAGTCAGCTTGCTGGATATGGCGGATGGGTTCGGAATCATCCCGGAAGAAATGATTCTTGATTCCTCCCGGAATCTTGAACTGGGCTGGGATAATGCTCACATGAATGCCTTGTACGCCGTGAGGCATGCTATGGAGCAAAGGAGGTCTCTTGTGGAAAAGGGGAAGAACAACAAGGTACCGGCGATTGCCATGTACAGGGCTGTCCCCCGTGACATTAAGGAAGATGATTTCCGGGGCGGCGATTGGGTAACTCCCTCCATGGAGTATGCCCGCGAACACGGAGAGTCCAGCCTGGATGGGAAATACAGGATCATTTCACACAGGGTGTCCATCAAGAATGTGTATTGGAACGGGGATGATATTTGCGAGTGGGGGTACGATGACGGGGTGAATTATGCCTATCGCAATACGAAGAATAACCGCAAGCTGCTGGACCCTGTTACTTATGATCTTGTAGAGGTAAGAGACGAAAATGGAAAGTATGAAGGGCACGATCTCGGAGAATGGGATAGTGAAAAGAAGAAGTACTCCCGGATTCCCTACCGGTTTAATTATGAAGAGAGGGTTATACCTCTTTCCAAGAGATTCAATTTTAAGAATCCGGATGTTTCTTTTTCCATCGTCTCGGCAAAAGAACAGGGCTTGTTCCGGGACGGGCATTTTGAGGCGGCCAATGCCGTCATCACCGAACCAGGCGTGACGTTTTCCATTACCGCCCTGCATGCCTCCCCTCATTCTTTTAGGAAGTTCACCACGGAGAAAATGGGAGACGGCGAGGGAGCACAGGCGTATGGATGGGGACTGTATTTTGCGGAGCATCAGGAGGTAAATAAAGCCTACATGAACCAGTTTGCGCAGGATGTGGCGACATGGAGGTTCAAGGATTTGGAGGCGTCCAATGTGGATGATATGGCACGAGGGTTACGCGATAGAATCAAACTTCCGCCAAATGCGAGTCGTGTAGCTATGGATGGCGCACTAGATACGGTGTATGCCGTTCTTGGCGATTTATCTGATTCTAAAGGAGATAGGAAGAAGATAGATGCCATTAAGGATAAATTGAGGGAGGATATACGCGTTAATGAGAATTATACGAAAAATTACCCCGATACGAAAAACCTGAACGATGCAGATAATGTAGTTTGTCAGTTTTTGGTTGACCATCTGGATGAAATAGAAGTTGCTGCTGGCAGTCCGTCCAATTACCGAGTGGAACTGAATGTTGATGAGGGTAGTTTGCTGGGCTGGGAGTACATGGAACGCGACGTTGAAGAGTTGTTGAGTTCCTCTCCGGTTGAGGCGGTGAGGTACGCCGTTGAATATGCCAGGGATGTGGCCGATGCCCGTGGCGAGGATGTAAGCGGCAAGGGTATTTATGTCGCGCTGGTTGACGCTTTCTGGGATGGAGGAGATGATACTAAACAGGATGCTAAAAAGGAGGCGAGTCTGGCTTTACTGGAGGCTGGAATCAAGGGGATTAAATACGCAGACAGCCTATCCCGCGGAAAGTTGCAACAGACGTATAACTATGTGATTTTTGACGAGAATGACATCAAGATCACGGAGTTTGCGGATGAAAGTACAGGTGGCGCGTGGAAGGGTTACACAGATCCGGAGGCAACTTTCTCTCTTGCTACAGAAGAGAGTATTTGGGTGACGCTGGAACGGGAAGCGCGGAAGAACCGTCTGGAGTTGCTGCGCGGCCAGACGGCAAAAGCGCTGGAGACATGGCGCCGGGTTTGCGCGGCCAACGATGTGAAGCAGGGGGACGGAGCGGAGGCGTTCGGAAGGGTCATGGCCGTGGTGGCTTCCATTTACAAGACGCTGCCGGAGGGGTACAGATTCGGCCTTTATCCCTACATGAGAGCCGCCGAGAATCTTGCCACCCGTCTGGAGGACGGACAGACATGGCTTTCCGAGGAGTTGAAGAAGGAGACGCTGATGGACGATACCAGCGAGCGCATGGATGCCGTGATCGACAAGCTGCTGGCCCGCACGCTGGAACAGGCGGACCGGTATGCCATCGACCAGATGCGGACGGAGATGGTTGCCCGCATCAAGGCCGTGCAGCCAACAAAGAAGGCCAGCGGGAAGTTCAACAAGGGCAAGTTGAGTGCGGAGGATTACAAGCATCTGCACGGGATCGTCGCCATGATGAATACGGACCAGGAGGCGAAGGAGAAGCGGATGCTGGAGCTGGAGGGCGTGCTTTCCAGCAACCAGTCCACCGACGAGGAACGGGATGCGGCCGAGCTGGAATTGAAGGATTGGCACACGTTCGGATATTTGGCCGGGATGGGACTGGAGCAGACGCGCGCCTGCATGCGTGCCCTTGCCCAGTTTATCACGACAGGACGGACGGCCTGGTCCGCCAGATTGGACGAGGAGAGGCGCCGGACGAAGTTCAAGGCCGAGAAGATTGTGGAAGGGCTCGGGCAGGCCACTCCCCAGGGAGGGCGTGATGCGGAAGAGGATGCGAAGGCGTCCACGAAAACGAAGGTAGCCAAGTACTTGAAGTACGGTTTGCAGTCTTATTCCCAAATGTTGAATGGGTGGAAGAAGATTCCCGCCCTGCGCGATCTGGCACATGCCGAGGTTACTGCGATTGCCGAGGCGAATGTGGCGTTGAGGAATATGAAGCATGAGCGGGACCGGGAGGTGACGGCCCTGGTCAAGCGGTGTTTTGGCGTTCAGCGCACCAAAGATGTGGCAAGGGTTCTTTCCGATTTCAAGAAGACAGGGGATTCCGGCGTGGTACTGAATCCGCTGGTGAAGGTGGAACGCACGGTGAGGATTGCCGAGGCCCGCGAGTGGGTGGGTTTGTCTTTTGAGGAGAGGGAGGAGCGCCGCAAGGCGATCAAGAAGGAGTACAATGACCGGGGTCTTTCTGATGATAAGGCATCCGTGCCGGAAGCACTTATTCCGGAGATGCGCCGGCAGCTTGCCGAGTTGGACGCGCTGGTGAAGGCCGGAGACGGACGGGCCAGGAGGCGGAAGAATATTACAGCGAAGGCGGAGGTGGTCCGTCCGGGCAGGAAGGGAGAGACGTTGAAGGTTTCCCGAGCCCAGGCGATGTATGCCATTTTGCTTTACGAGCAGGCCGAGTACGTGGAGACG